CTCTACTAGAACAAAAGAAACTGTCGAGCTTAACGGGGGTGATTTTGAGCAAAATGTAAGAATCTTAGCAAAGGAAAACAAATTAGTAGAAGAAAAAGGAGTGATGATTAACAATGCCGAAAATGACAAAGAAGTTTTGGAACATAACGAAGAATGACGAAGCTAAAAGTGCTGATATCGTAATGTACGGTACTATTGGTTCTGAAGAATATTGGGATGACATATGTGACAAAACAATTAAAGAAGAAATCGGAAATTTAGGAGATGTAGAAAACATAAATCTACATATTAATTCACCAGGTGGAAGTGTATTTGCTGCAGTGGCAATAGCAAACACGCTAAAAAATCACAAGGCTAAAGTTACAGCTTTTATAGATGGCCTTGCAGCAAGTGCAGCAACTATTATAACTAGTGCTTGTGATGTAGTAAAAATGCCAAAAAACGCTTTGTTTATGATACATAATCCATTGACATGGGCTTATGGGAACAAACAAGAGCTAGAAAAGACAGGAATTCTTTTAGATAAGGTTAAAGATAGTATTTTAGAAACTTACTTAGCTAAAGCTAAAGATAAGACTAAAGAAGAACTATCTGCACTTATGGACGAAGAAAAATGGTTCAATGCTGAAGAAGCTAAAGAGTATGGATTTATCGATGAGATAGTAGGTGAAGTAGAAAATCTACAGAATGTTAATAATTTACTAATTGTAAATAGTTTAGCATTTGATATTTCAAAATTTAAGAATTTCCCAGGTTCTAAACCTACTGAACCAGTAACAGAACCTGCTCCTGAGCCTACTCCAGAGCCAACTCAAAATACAGTTACAAATACAGAAGAAATGACTGTAGAAAAGTTCAAAGCAAATTATCCTGAATTGTATGAAAATATAGTTAATTCAGCAATCCAAGGAGAAAGAAATAGAATAGAAGCAATTGAAAATCTTGAAATAGCAGGCTTTGATGATGTTGTAAATACAGCTAAATTCAAAGAACCAGTTGATGCTGCAAACTTAGCATTAAAAATATTAAATATCAAAAAAGAAAAGAATAAAGAGACTCTACAAAACATACAAAATGAGAGTCAGGCAACACCTGTTCCTGTAGCCCCAAGAGCTGAAGAAGGTTCAGGAAGTGTTGTAGGAATACCAGTAAGTAATATTTTAAAGTATATGAATAAAAAAACAGGAGGTACAAAATGAGCTTTATAGAAAAAGGTAATGAGTACGGAGTTGACCAATTATTAAGTGGTACAGGTCACAAAGTTATGGAATTAGAAGTACCACAAGGGAAATCAGTTAAGAGAGGGCAAGCAGTAAATGCAAGTGCAGAATTATCTGATGGAACAGATTTATTTGGAATAGTTTTAGAAACAGCTGATGGAACTACGGCTAAGACTAAAACTACAGTTGTAGTGTTTGGGGAAGTTATTTTCGAAGGACTTGAATTAAAAGCAGCAACAGTAAAATCAGACTTTATCAAAAAAGCAAGAGATAAAGGAATAATAGTAAAAGAATTAGGAGGTAGATATTAATGGCAGTATTATTAGAATTTTTAGGACTATATGACCAGTCAGTTATAAAACCAAAGACATTTATCAGAGATATGTTTTTTGCAAAACATGAAACTCATGAATATCCAAAATGGGAAATTGAGTATAGAAAAGGTAGACAATTAGTGGCTCCTTTCGTATCTGAATTAATCCCAGGAACTGAAGTAGTAAAGAGAAGTTATGCATCTAAATACTACTCTGCACCGAAGGTAGCACCAAAGAAAACATTCTCTGCACAAGAAATTTACTTTGCTAAATCAGCAGGAGAAACTATCTATGGAGGAATATCTCCAGAGGAGAAAAAGGCAAAATTAATTGGAGAAGCTTTCGCAGACTTCGAAGAACAAATCTCAAGAAGAGAAGAGTTAATGTGTATTGACTTAATGTTCAAAGGTTCAATAGTAGTAAAAGGAGAAGGTGTTGAGGATAAAATTGAGTATGGAACACCTCAAGAAATTACTCCTACTGTATTATGGACTCAACCAAACGCGGATATTTCAGGAGACATAGAATCTGTAATAACTTTAATAGGGGAAACTACAGGGCAAAGAGTTGAGCATATAGTTATGGATCCAGTTGCAGCAAGATTATTTACTCAAAATGAAAAGATAGCTAAATTACTAGATATTAAAAATGCTAATTTTGGGCAAATAGATCCTAAAGAATTAGCAAGTGGAGCTATATATATTGGGACTTTAGCTCCTTACAATATCCCTATCTACTCATATCAAACTCAACATTCAGTGTTAAAAGCAGATGGAAAAACATATGATACAGTAAAAATGATTCCAGAAGGAAGAGTGTTATTTGCACCATCTAACAATACTTTACACTATGGACCTGCAGCAGATATAGCTAAAGGGATAATAGTTGCAGAAAGAGTCCCTTTTGAAGATGAAGATACAAAAATCAATACTCTTGAAGTAAGAACAGAGTCAAGACCTTTACCTGTTCCATTTGACATTGATATTTTAAAAGTTAAGTAAGGAGGGGCTGTATGAAATTAAAAGTTAAACAATCACTGATTTACTGCGGAATAGTTTATAATCCAGGTGAAGTAGTGGATATCTTAGAATCAGATATCATAGAAAGAGTTAAATCCCTTGAACTCGTAGAAGCTGAAGAAGTAGTAGAAACAGAAGAGATAATGGAAACTGAAAATCTTGAAGAAGCTACTGAAGAAAACACAGAAGTTGAAGAAACTGCTAAAAATTCAAAAAAATCTAAAAAGGCTTAATTATGAGTTTTAAAGAAGAAGTTATAAATGACCTTGCTAGTGTTTTTTTGAACTTAGAAGAGTTTGGAGACACACATACTATAGGAAAAAAAGAAACTGTCTGTGTTATCGATGAGGAGAGATTTCAGAATAAGCAGAGAAACAGAACTAGATCTTTAGAGAATGACGGGCTATTTATTGAAGGGATGACACTCTTTATAGAAAAGTCCTTCTTTAAATACCCACCTCATTCTGGAGAAAAAATCTTAGTAGATGGTGTTAGATATTTAGTAGAAGAAACTAAGGAAGACATGGGTCTATTAGAAATAGACTTAACGAGGTATGATGAAAAATGATAGGAGTTAAGGTTGAAGCTACAGGAATAAATGAAGTTATCAATACTCTTGGGAAATACGAGAGTGAGTTACCTAGTTGCATTTCAAGAGCTATTAATCGTTCACTTGAGATGGTAAAAACAGAGCAAATCAGGAAGACAACGGAGTCTTATTTTGCTCAAAAAAGTAAATTGCTTAGTAGTGTTAATATCTTTAAAACTAACAAAAGTAATTTAACGGGCTCTATCATAAGTAATGGTAGAGTTATAGGGTTAGACCATTTCAAGCTAAATCCTAAAACTAGGACAAAAGGAAAAATAGTTCAAGCTGCAGTAAAAAAAGGCGGGTATAAATCTTTACCAAACGCTTTTATAGCATATAAAAATGGACATCTAGGAGCTTTTGAAAGAACGGGTAAATTCATTACAAAAAATGGTAGAAAAAGAGAAACTATTAAAAGACTAATGTCAGTTTCAGCTCCTCAAATGCTTGGAAATTTATCTATTTTAGAATATCTACAAGGTTATGCTGATGAAAAATTCAGAATGAGATTAGAACATGAGATAAATAGGGTGATAGGGATATGATAATTGAAGTAGAGAAGCTAATATTTGATTTCTTAGTAGAGAAATTGCAAGATAAGAAAGTTACAGTATATCATGGGTTATTACCTGAAATTAATCATGAAGATAGAGAAGAAGGAAAGAGCGAGAAAGACCTCTTTCCTTTTGCTATTTTAAGGGTTACTAAGTTTGAGCAGACAAGAAATGGAATCGATAACTATGATGTACCAGTAGATTTAGAAGTGTGGATAGGCACTAAAATGGAAGATGAGAAAGATTACCTAAGTAACTTATCTATTGGAGACTATTTAAAAAAAGAGTTTTTAAATGAAAGTACAGTAGATGGAAAATTTGCTGTGGATCAATCATACCCATTTTCAATAGAGTACTTTACTGCAGAAGCAGAGCCTTATTTTTACTCTGTTTGTAGATTTAGAGTATTTGGAGTACCTGACGCATCAGAAGTAGTTGAGAGAAAAATAGCAAAACTACTTGGAAGGGGATAGTATGAAAACATATATTTATGCAGGTAAAAAGCTAGATTTACCTGAGTTTCTCTTTGTTAGAGGGACTGTATATTTTGGAGAAGAAATTGAGAAACTTATTGAAAAATATCCACTACTTGGGAGATTATTAATTCCTGTAGAAGATTATCCAAAAATCAATAAGGACTATCAATATTTTAATTCAATAGTAGATGAAATAATAGGAGGTAGAAATGTATAAACATGGTACATACCAACAAGAAGGGGCTACAGCCTTTCAATTACCTGTGGTTTTAGATTATGGGCATTTTATAGTTGGAACAGCACCAATTCACAAAGTTAAAGCTGAGAATAGAAAAGTCAATGAAGTAGTGAGAATAGGAACTTATCAAGAAGCTATCCAATACTTTGGAGACACTTATGATTTAGATTTCTCTATATCACAAGCTATCAAAGTTTTCTTTGAGTTGTATGCTGTTGCTCCACTATATGTAGTTAATATCTTAGATTTAACTAAGCACAAATCAGAAAAGAAAACACTTGCTAATAAAGCACTTGAAAAAGGAAAAGTGCTAATACCAAGCCACAAAGTAATTCCAGAATCTGTAGTAGTTAAAAATGCAACAGGAAAGCAAGTTATATCAGATGCAAGAACTGTTTACACAGCTGAAGGATTAGAAATTTATGCAACTGTAGCTGGAAATAATGTAGATATAGAATACGAAGAAGTAGACTTATCTAAAGTTACAAAAACAGAAGCTATAGGTGGATTTGATAGCACAACAATGAAAAGAACAGGGCTAGAATTAGCAAACGAAATTTTCTTGAAATATAGTGAATTACCTGCTTTCATAGATGTCCCTGATTTTTCTCATGAAAGTGATGTTGCTGCCATTATGGAAACTAAAGCTAAAACATTAAATGGCGGAATGTTTGAAGCTATAGCATTAATAAATGCTCCAGTTGATAAGAAATACAATGAATTGGTTGAATGGAAGGAAACTAATAATGTTTTAAGCAATGATCAAGTATTGCTATATGGAAAAATCAAACTTGCTGGAGAAATTTATTATCAATCTATACATTATGCAGCTTTATCTATGAAAGTTGATGGAGAAAACAATGGTGTTCCAAGTCAGGGACCATCTAATTATTCATATAAAATGGACGCTTTTGTATGGAAAAATGCAAGTGGAAAATATGAAGAAGTTAGATTAGATAAGGAGCAACAAGCCAATTTCTTAAATAAAAACGGTGTTGTTACTGCTATAAACTTTAAAGGTTGGAGATGTTGGGGTTCTGAAACAGCTAAGAATCCTTTAGCAACAGACCCAAAAGACAAGTACATTTATGGTCGTAGAATGTTTAAATACATTGGAAATGAACTAG